AGATCATGGAGATTGACGATCGGCGCCACATCAACGAGCTGATGCAAGAGTTTGTCAGGGTTGCCAAGTACCGAGGTGTGGACTTCACGATCGAGGATGGTAAGGCGAATGTAGAGATCCAGCAGCCTCGCATTGATCGATCGAGGGGCAGGACGAAAGAGGAGATCGAGGAGGCTGAGCTCGCGCCGTGAGGCTAGAGGGTTCAGACGTTCGTTCGCTCAAGTCGAGCGAGGTTCGGAAGCTAGACGAGCACACCTTCCGTGTGATGTTAGGCCAGCTGATCGAGTTGCAGGAGGCCGACCGCAAGGAGTGGCAGCTTCTCTACTACAAGCCAGTGAACGATAAGGCACGCCAGATTCATTTATCGTCTGCGAAGACGGTGGGTGTTGGTGGTGGCAACGGCTCGAGTAAGACTGAGACGTGTCTTGTAATCATGGTGATGCTGGCAACGGGTGTAATCCCTCTTTGCTTCCGAGAGGACCCGGAGGTTTACGAGGCGATCCGCGCCCAGATGCGCGGCCCAGTGAATTGCCGTGTGGTGTGTGAGAGTCTGACCACGGTACTCCACCCGATCATGTTGCCGAAGTTGCGTTGGAACTCGTGGGATGGCATCGACCAGCCTGGTGGGGATCGCGGTCATTGGGGTTGGATACCGAAGCGTTGCTTGATTGGTGGTGCCTGGGAGAAGGCATGGAGCGAGAAGTTGCGGACGCTGAAGCTCTACCACCTGGACCCGGACAACTATGACAAGGTACTGGGCCAGTCGAGCATTCAGTTCATGTCGTATGACCAGGACTCCGAGGATTTTGCTTCGGGGAACTTCCACATGATCCTGCACGATGAGCCGCCGACGTGGCCGATCTGGCGTGAGAATGAAGCCAGGACGATGCGTGTCAATGGCCGGATGTTTTGCGCCATGACATGGCCTGATGACCCGGCGATCAACGTCGATTGGCTGTTTGACGAGGTCTACGAGAAGGGTCAATTCGGCAGTCCGAACAAGCACGAAGACATCGACTGGTTCAACCTGTGGACGACAGAGAATCCGCATCTCGACCAGGAGGCCGTTTCGATCCAGGCCAGCAAGTGGGGCCGGGAGATGACAAACGTGCGCGTCTTTGGCGGCACGATTCGATTCAGCAACCGGGTTCATCAGGGTTTCGTAGACGAGCCTCGTGTCTGGTGCTTCACATGCAAGGAAGACGTCCATCTGGTGCAAGGCAAGTGTCCGCAGGGTTGTCCAGACATCTGTGCCTACAACCACGTCGAGCACCAGGAATGGGAGCGGAACTGGCCGGTGGTGTGGTTGCTGGATCCGCATCCACGCAAGCCGCACATGTTCATGTGGGTAGGCATCAACCCTGGTGACGATTGGCATGTTCTTCGCGCAGACGAGTGCTCGGGGGATCCTGTAGCGGTAGCCGAGTTGTGCAAAGAGATCGAGGATGAATACGAGTGGGTCATTGCTCGACGCATGATCGATCCGAACATGGGCCGGTCTCCATCGGGAGTCGATCGGGAGATTCGCTGGCAAGACGAGTTCGATCGGGCAGGCCTGGTCACGGATCTGTCTGACGATTCCGCAGTCGGTCGCAAGCGGGTAGATCAGATGCTGATACCCGACGAGGCGACGTACCGGCCGAGGTTGACATTCGAGCCTGGGTTAGCCACTGAGAAAGCGGTTCACCAGATGAAGCGATACATGTGGTCTGACTACTCGTTGCGGATCGACCGGGGCCAGAAGCAGACGCCGCGTGACAAGTACGATGACTACCCGACGTTGCTGAAGTACCTGGCGAACTCGGATCCATCGTTTGGCGGGTTGGCCTTTGGAGCTCCGGTGCTTCGTCGTCCTGTCCGTGGCATGGATAGCCGTGCGAGGCAATCGGTCTACTCGAGGGATCGTTTGGCGAGGCGATGAAGGGAACGATTTGCGATCTGTGCGCCAAGCCCACCCAGTCTGCCACGGTGGTCGGCATGGTGATTCAAGCGGACTACTGCAAGACGTGTTCGGTCGAGGTTCAGAAGTTGTACGACGAGATCGGCAAGCTGCAGGAGAAGCTCCAAGCGGAGTACGGTGCCGGTCTGCTGAAACTGGTTGCGAAGCTGAACAAGCGGTTCCCCGATGGGACGGTGCCAGACTTCGCCTGGATCAAGAGCGTCTGATGTGCCTGGAATCAACCGGGTGGGGCATTGCACGGCCTGTGACAAGCCGATTGCGGTCATCCTTCGGGTCTACCAGGGGACCGGGCACGATGAGGTAGATGGCACCCCCCAGGCGATTGGCGAGTGGGACGACGAGGCCTGGCGCGTCACGCTGCTGCTGATCGATGGCAGCCGGATGCAGATTGACGTTTGTGGCCCATGTGCTGAGATGTCTGGCGGTCGGCTGATGGCGGCATGGGGGCGAATCTGCTACGCGCAGGGCAGGACGCTCGATCCGGCCTGGCTCAAGGCCAAGGGCGGGGTGGCATTGACTGAGGACCAGAGGTATTGGATCCGCAAGACGCTCTCATGGTTCGCGCAGAACGCTCCGCTGGGTATCTTATCGATGCAACGATGGGGAGACTTGAAGGATGACCGCGCCTGCCACCCCGGTTCCGATTCCGTTCCCGGCTGATTTCGATACCGTCCGTCGGACTCGCGAGCGACGGCACCCCAACAGCATCCGAAAGAACGAGGACCGGGCGAAGATCGCCAATCGGGTGGTGGACTTCTACCGCAACGACAAGAAGAGCCGCAGCAAGGACGAGGATGCTCGTCTTCAGCGGTATGCGAAGTACCGTCAGTGGACCGAGGGGGCGAATCTGCCTTGGGACGACGCAAGTGACGTTGCGATTCCCGATGCCGCCGCGCAGTCGCTTGCAGCGCAGGACGCGCTCTACAATGCCGTTGTCGCGACTCGCCCGGCCATCACGGCTCGCGCCACCAACGATGCCGACGCCCAGAAGGCCCGCACGCTAGACCACCTGCTCGATACCCAGTTCTTCGAGGAGAACAATGGCGAGGAGCTGGTCGGCGAGGCGGTGGACCTGTTTGTCAACGAGGGCGTAGTGACTCTCTACATCCCGTGGGTCCGCGAGATGCGCAATGTGCGCGATATGAGGATTCTCGACCCGCTGCAAGATGAGAACTTCCCTATCGATACATTCCGCGACATCCTGCGAACCGAGTGGCCTCCGGGTGAGTGGAACCATTTCGAGGTGGACGGCTCCGAGGGCTGGGACTGGCGCGTTGAGCCGGGGATCGGGAACAAGGGCACGCCCAAGACGGTCCGCTTCTATACGCGCAGCAACGGCGACCTCGAGATGATCTACGACCATGACATCAACGTCTTCGATGGTCCCAAGATCATCCCACTCGGCTACCACCAGGTGGTCACGCCAATCCAATGCCGAAATCTCCAGGCTCCGTCACCCAGCAATCCGGGTGGCGCCCCGCATGTCACGATCACCGAGAAGATCACGGTGGACGAGATATCCAGACTGCGCCGTGATGGCTTCTTCGACCTGATCGACAAGGACGAGATGGAGCGGATCTCCCAAACGCGAGAGAGCCGCGATGAGACCCGCACGCAGGATCAACAGCGCAAGATGCAGGGCCAGGACGAAGAAGAAACCATCCGAGAGAATGACCACGGACGACTGACGCTACTGAGGTGTTTTGACCTCTACGACATCGATGGTGACAAGCAGAACGAGGACGTCGTCTGGTGGGTGATTCTCGAGACGAAGACGCTCTGCAAGGCGAAGTACCTGACTGAGCTCTATCCGATGAATCCGCCGAAGCGTCCTTTTGCGGAGGGGTCATACATTTCGGTGCCTGGCTTCCGAGAGGGGATTTCGCAGCTCGAGCTGGTTGAAGGGATGCACGATCTCCGTAAGGAGATGCTGGACATGGGGGTGGATGCCGGCACGCTCACGACGTTCCCGTTCGGCTTCTACCGGCCGACGAGCAGCGTCAAGCCTGAGCCGCTCAAGATTTGGCCGGGTGAGCTTCATCCCCTGAGCAATCCGCAGCAGGACATCTACTTCCCGAATCTCGGCCAGAACAATACCCACGCCTTCACCTTCAACATGCTGACCTGGGCGGCCAATGCCGAGGAGAAGCTCACCACCATCGGCGATGTGCAGCAGGGGCGTGTTCCCCCCGGTCGAAGCTCGGCGCTGCGTACTTCTGGTGGAATTGCCCAGCTGATGGAGGCAGGCAATCAGCGCCCGGAGCGCATTCTGCGCCGTTTCTTCAGGGTGTTGACGGATGCCTACGCCTTCATGCACGCACTGAACCGGACGTTCCTACCGGCCGAGAAGGAGTTTCTGGTTGCAGGTGTCCTATCGCCTGACGAGGCTCCCTACCAGCGCGTCAAGCGGGAGGACTTGCAGGGCGAGTTTCAGTTCTTGTTTGAGGCCAATGTCGGCAATGCGAGCCGTGGCGCCTTGCAGGAGAGTCTCCAGGCGATGCTCGGGCTGTATGTGAACGAACTGGCCGTGACGCTTGGAATCGTCACACCCGAAAACGTGTATCAGCTATACCGAGACCTGGGCCGTGCCATTGGTCCTGACCCCGATCGATACCTGACCCCGCCGTCGCCGCAGAGCACGGCCTTGCGGGTCATGGCCGAGCAGGCACTCACTTCGATCATCAACAACCACTTCCCGGTAGGCATTCCGTATGAGCCGCCCGAGGAGCACCTCCAGAAGCTGATTGCCTTCACGGAAGATCCCGAACGGTTCGGACTGCTCGATGGGCCGCAGCGTCAGATTCTGAACGAGTACATGACCCAGGTGCAGACTCTCGTGCAAGAGAGTCAGCGGCAGCAACAGATCGCCCAGTCGGCGAATGCGGCAGGCCAGGCGGCACAGGGCCAGGGCACGCCGGAAGGTGGCGCACAGGGTGTGGCGCCGCCGCAGCAACAGCTCCAACAGAACGAACTCGCCGACGAGACGCTTCCGTCAGCACGCGGTGGGGAGGCTCAGTAATGGCAGCCAAGAAGAAGGCCCGAAAGCGGGTGCGGAAGAATGGTCCCGTT